GGCGGATCGACTTTCAAGACCCAGAAGCAATGAACATGAAACCCGCTGATTTCATCGCGGCCACGGCTCCAGCCGTATCGGCCACCATTCTGGGGCAGATCAATGATCTGATTGGCATCATTGCCGGTCTTCTCGGCATTGTGTATCTCTTGTGGAGATGGCGCCGGGAGGCTAGTCAGGACAAGTGAAGGGTGACCGCAGGTTTGTCGTCGTCTCGGACAACCATGGGGACATGGTGGACGAGGTGGCTGGAAGGGCGCTACAATCGTTTTTAAGCGACTTTAAGCCCGAGGTCAGGGTCCATGCAGGGGACAACTGGGACTTCCGCAATTTGAGGCGGGGAGCCACGGATGACGAACGGGCGGATAGCTTGGTGGATGACTGGGAAGCGGGGACGGAGTTTCTGGGGAAGTTCTTCGCGGGCGGGAAAGAGAACTGGTTCCTGCGCGGCAACCACGACGAGCGGCTGTGGATGTTCGCCCATAGCGCCACCGGGCTCCTGCGGGACTACGCCACGGATGGGATCAAGCGTGTTGAAGGTTTAATCAGGAAGTCCCATGCAAAGATGTTGCCTTATGATTCAGCCCTAGGGGTGCTGGATCTGGGCAAGCTGCGGGTGCTGCATGGCTACCATACGGGGGTGGCCGCCTGCCGGTCCCATGCGAACGTCTACGGCAACTGCCTTTTCGGCCACGTCCACTCCATCGAGTCCGCTGCGGTGGCGTCTTTCCAGCCGGCGGAGGCTAGGAGCATCGGCTGCCTTTGTAAGCGTGACATGGACTATGTAGCTGCTAAAACGGGGAAGCTGCGGTGGGGCCACGGCTGGGCTGCTGGCATCCTCCACGGTGACGGAAGCTACACACTCACACAGATCAGGCGTATCAATGACACATTCACCGCACCGACTGCGTTCAAAAGCTATTAGTTGGGCCGCAAAGTTTGCGGAGATGCAGGAAGAACAAACGGGTAGGCCGGAGGAGGGCTTCTACACCACGGTGGAATGGGCGGAGAAGATCCACCGGAGCACCCCGCAAGCGTCTCGGCTCTTGCGGACTGCCATCGCGGATGGAGCGGCAGAGATGCGGATGTACAAGGTGCAAGTTGGCCGGTGGAAGCGCCCCATACCGCATTACCGGCTCATTCAACCCGCTCGATCAAAACGTGGGTGTTCCGGTACGGCTTCTTGACCTGGTACTGGCGGAAATGGAAGTCGATGGTCGTCGGATCGTCGTCCGGTATCAGACCCTCGTAGCGGATGGCATCTAGGAGCGGTTTGCAGCCTCCGGCGCCGTTATCGACGTCGAGGGGGCGGGAACCGTAGCGCGTGAAGACAACGCGGAAACGAGCGCGTCCCTTGCCTCCTTCTTCAACTTGGTCAGGATCCAATGGTTTCTGCCCAGCATCGTGTTGAGCGACGGGGTTGTGTAAGCGGGCAGGGTCAAACTTATCGGATACTGGGTCTGGGGATTCCATGGCTTGTTAGCGACTTTGGGCTTCGTTCGCCGCTTTCCTGACTCGGTAGAAGTTGCAGATTTGCCACGCATACGGATGTGAGATGTCAAAAAGCCTTGCGATAGCTTTGCAGGAGACTCCCGACCAATAGAGCTCCCGCATCCGCTTGACGTGCCATGGGGACGTCCTCGTCCGATACTTCCTCCCGGTCCAATACCGGACTGGGGCTGGGTCTGGCGGGATGTACGGCGGGCGGCTCATTGAGCTTGGCTATGATGTACCTCTGGGCGGAGGCGTCCAGCGCAGACCACGGCTTGTCCGCATGGGAGGGATCGGCGCTATTCTCCCGTACCCAGTCCCGCCAGCCGGCTGGTTCCGCCGGACCTTGGGGCTGGGCGGGGGCAAAGGATGTCTTGCCCGCACCGGAGTACTGGATGGGGCGGTCAGCCATGGCCTTGTTGAGCCAGTTGATGAACCGACGCTGGGATACCCCGACGCCACGGACGGATGCCCATGCTTGGGCCTTCCCCAGCTCACGGCGGATGTCGATACCAGCGTAGGCGGGGTTGGCTTCCAACTCCTCCAGCCAGCCCTCCTCGACCACCTTGGGGGCCGCCTTCTTGGGTTTCGGACTGTCCGATACCAGCAAGCCACCGTGGGGGTAGGAGTCATAGGCCGCCTGCATGGTAGCCAGCCATTCATCCTTGTTTAGCCTCCTGCCCACCTGTTTGGCCTTATGGCAGCAGGCAGCAAAGGCATGTTCAGCGAAAGTCATGGTCGTAGTACAGGTTGTGGACGTGCTCGGCGTAGCTCCAGGGCTCCCTCATCCGCCGCCTCATGCCCTCATACCCACAGTTCCACCGGAGGGCTAGGAGCCAGACGCTGGGCCTGATCCCATCCCGTTCCATCCGCTGGATGGCTTGGAAGAGGGCTTTCCTTGCGATTTGGCGGGCTTTGTCGGGCTGGGAGGCTCGGAGGTAGGGGTCGCTGGAGAATTCGCTCCAAGTGGCCCGAGTGAACTGGAGGGCGCCGCCGGGGCTGGCCCAGCGGGCGCCTTCCCTAGCCTCGATGCACCGGATCAGGCGATCGAGGTCAATCGTCGCTCCATGGCTTGTTGTCACGGGCAAGCATGTAGCCGATGCAGATACCAATAACCAAAGTGCAAGCAACCGTGGTGAGGTAGGCATAGATGCTCATGGTCAAAAGGTGGTCATGCTCCAGCGGGTTATGATGCGTCCGTGGGCGGTAGGGGACTTGGCTGGCTCGTAAGAGCCGGTAAGCCCGTTCCGTTTTACGAAGGTCCGACAAACGGCCCCGATGGCATTGGTATGGTTGGGCGGCTGGCCGATCAGCGTGACGACCTCCTCCGCCGTGAATGAGCCGTTGGCCTTCAGTAGGGCGGCTGCCTGCTGTTCAAAGTCTGCCACCCAGCGTTCTGGAGTGTGTTCCAGAACGAGGGCGCAGCCTGCATCTTTCAACTCCTGACCTGATTGTGTGTGTGTCATGTTGGTGATCTCTAACGGTAGGCTTACAGATCCAGCTAACGGAACCTAGCGGTCTTCTTGGCGATCTTGGCGGGCTGCTTCACGAACTGCTTGCCCGCCCGCATTCCCTTCTTCTTGGCCCGGTTGGTCGCCGCCTTCTCGGCTGGAGAAAGCGACTTCCAAGCGGCGGCGGGCAGATACCGTTCACCGGTCTCCAGCGACGGTTTCCCGCTGCTGGTGCGCCAGTTCTGGTTGGTCCAATCGCGGAGGGACTTCTGGGTAGCCTTCACGATTTGTACCCTCCTCCCTGCCGCTTGTACTCGGCGGCGAGGAATTGTGCTTTCCTCGCGGACCATTGCCCTGGCCGGCCACCCTTACCACCAGCTTTGATGCGTTCAAAGAGCTGCTTCCGCATCCCCGGCTTGGTATAAACGCCCGCTTCGTTGACTCTGGATTTGGTTGGCATGGTGGTCAGAACGGGACTTCCTCGGCGGGTTGCAAGTCTTCCTCGGCGGGAGCGTCGGGCGGCTCGGCGTTGGGCGTACCCATGACGAACGCTTTGTACTCCTCGGACTCCGCGCAGAGCTTCTCGATCCACGGCGGAAGATCTTCGGGCCAGTTGATGTCCTTGTGGCCCATCTTCTTCGCGTTGGCGATTGCTTCGATGACGTTGAAGTACAATGCGGGGTTTTCGGGCGGCAGGGACTTCATCGACTTCGGCAGCGCGGAAATGCTGCTGATGTTGGCGTAGGTGGCCCCTGCGCGGTCCTGATGGAGCACGGACAGGAGGCAGTTGGCACCGATCAACTTGGACACATCGAAGCCGGCAAGCTCTGCTGGCGTGAACGGACGACCCCTCCACGATTGCAGGTCTTTACGAAGGCTCGCCTTCTCGTTGAGCGAGAGGGTGTATCGCTTGGAGATGCCTCGCGGCAGATCCTTGCCTTTGATTTCGATCCGCTCTCCGGGGATCTCAAACGCTACGACCACCTTGGGACGCGGCGTGTACTGTTGGCTAGGCTGGGTGCCGACGGCTACAACTCCGTAGCACACTGCATGATGAGTTCCTGCGGGAACTGGATCAGACTTCTGGCCTGATGAACTGGCTGATACGTTTATGGGCATGGTTGTTTTAGTTGGACTTACTGGTTGGTTGGACTAACAAAGGGACGCTGTGTGTGTCACACCCCTGCCGGCTGTGTGTCGTCGGCAGGGGTTTTCACTTACTTGGGTCGGTAGTTCTTCAGATACTGCCAGAGATGGTTGGCGGCCTTAAACGCCTCCCAAGCCTTCTCCAGTTGCAGGTCGTCGTAGGTCACGATCTGAACGCGACCAGGTTCCGTCGTGGAGATGTAGACGTTGGCCCCGATGGCGCTGGGATGGATGTCGCCCCACTTCGCTGCGTAGTAGGCGGCGATTTGCATGGGCTCGGTCTCCCACGGCTCAATCTTGACGCCGGGCTTGGTCTTGCGCGACTTGAAGTCCAAGATGCCCTGCTTGCCATCTTTGACCATGATGGCGTCCGTCGTGCCAGCGTAGCCAACAAAGTCGTTCACCAAACGAAGTTCATGCTGGACGAGCTTGATGCCGGCAAACTCCAGATCCTGCTTCACCAGTTTGACGTAATCGTAGACATCCTCTGGCACCGAGCTGATTCCCTCCTTGAAGGCTAATTCAATGCCAGCGTGGATGCGGGTGCCGAGATCCGCAGCGTCGGAGACTTGCTCAAACGCTCCGTCAATGATGCGGCGGCTGTAGGCGCCTACTTCCTCGGCGTCCTGCGGCGGGTTGGAGTAAGCCCGCTCGGCCACCTGCTGGAGCTTCCAGTCGTCTAGGGACGGCTTGGCGAGCACGGAGAGCACCGTAGTGACGCTGGGGTACAGGTTCAGCTTGCGGGCGTCTGCGATGGTGGTTGCACGCATCCCGCCGCCTTTGGCCTTCGGCACCTCAAAGACCGCATTGCCGTCCTTATCGTACCAATGCTGGGACTTGCTCACGGCTGCGCCTCCTTTCGTGCTGCGTCGAGTGCCTTGGCCGAGATGATAACCACCGCATCGTCAGGGTGAAGCCACGCGGAGCATCGCCCCCATTGGCGTTTGCCGTCTGATCCGCTGTATCGCTCTAGCTCGTCAGCGTCAGATAACATCTTTCGCAGCGCGGCGTTCTCCTGCTCTAGCTGCTTGAACTTCTCCTCGCGGCAGTCGCAGGCGAAGTGATGGGTGGTGCACTCTTTGCTCATAGTTTGCCCTCCTCGCCCAGCGCGATGTCGATGCCATGCAGGTCTAGGCTGACCTCCGAGGCCATCAGTTCGATCTTGTTGGTCACGCGGTAGGCGTCCCAGTAGCGCCCATCCTTGATAAGCTCGGAGGCTTGGGTCACCTCATCGATGACTTCCAGCAGCTTGGCACATAGCTTGGCACGGGCCAGCAGCTCGTCACCGCCGACAGGGCGGAATTCTTTGTTGGCGACCATAACTCACCACCATCCTTTCTCGCTCCAGACGTCGGCGCTCCAGGTGCCGGTCAGCTCGTGCATGGATTCGCACCAGTTGAGGGCGGCGGCTTCATCGAGGCCGGCATCAACCGGCTTGTTCACTTCGGCCAGATGGTCGAAGAACGCGGACTGCTCGGAGTGGTACTCGTAGTAGTCCTTGATGTGACTGTCGTGTGTGTCGGTCATGTTGGTTACTGGTTTGGGTTACTTGATCGCTGACAGATGGGTGACGAGCACCGAGCGCACGAACACGGCTTTCGGGATAAGCTGGGCGTCCGTGACCTTGGACAACTTCTCCCACAGATGCGCGGGGAGGTCAATCGTTACGGTGCGGCGGGCTGGCTTCTTGTGCTTCACGGCACTACCCATGTGCGTGCATTGCGTGCATTGCAAGCACTATTTTCACTTTCCCCAAAAAAAAGATTGAACCCAACCCGGAATCGTCCCGTCATACGGGACGTTCGCTGGGTAGAAGCAGCCGACGAAGACTTTTCTGTTAGGGTTCGTATTCATTGTGAAAAGCCCGAGTTGTGCCTTCTACCACAGCTCGGGCTTTTTTCATGGCCTGGGCGAAGGCGGGCCGTGGGAGCCTAGCCACAGAAGTACGGTAACGGTGAGCGACCCCGCTAACAGCGAGTCCTGCCACCACCCAATCGGCAGCCAGAATCATCACCCGCTGGCGTAAGAGCGAAGGTCAAACCTAGTGAGCCGAGGGAGCAACCGTGTGCAATAGGCGCATCCGAGCGGTCCCCTCATGTGTCCCGTGACACCCCGTCCAAGGCGCGTACAGCCCCTTGAATCACAGCTTGCCCCCTAGCAGGGGTGAGCTGTGCCCGTAGCGGTTACCCGAACCAAAACGCGGTAAAGCCCCAGTAGGCTTGCCCCGAGCGGCCCCGCTGCTACCTAGCCCGTATGAAACAGTTTCTCCGTACAATGTCCCTTCAGCGGATCGCTGATGTGCTGAAGCTCAAGCTCAACGGCACGTTGTTCAAGAGCCAGAGCAACTTGGACATCGTCGGAGGGCGGAACATTACCTTGGCCCAGACGGAGGCGAACAACCTGTCCACCGTAACAATCACTGCGGGGAAAGCGGGTGTGTGGGGATACTTCGGGGAATTCTGGTCTACGGGGAGCCAGTTAGCGTCGGACACCACAACGAGCTATACATGCACGTTTACGGACTCGTATGCGTTCAACGATGGGGTCCGCTTGGCGAACGGGACGCAGATCACCTTTGACCACGTAGGGAAGTACAACATCCAAGTGTCCTGCCAGCTCATCAATACGGCAGCCCAGATCCATGATATCACGGTCTGGTTTAGGAAGAACAACCAAGGTGATGTGGGTAACATTGCGGACTCGGCCTCATTTGTCAGCGTGCCGAACAGCCACGGTGGGATTGATGGACGGTTGATCTTGGCTTACAACATCATCGAGGATGTGCTGCCGGGGGACTACGTTGAAGTGGTCTATGCCGTGACCAACACAGCCGTGTCGATGCAGACGATTGCGGCTGGTACGACCCCGACCACACCCCGTTCCCCATCCATCATCCTGACGGCAACACAAGTGTGAGATGGGTGGATGCCAGCTTCCGCCTGCCTGTAACGCAGAACATGCCCGTGGAGGTCGAGCTGGCCGGTGGCGGCACGGAGAAACGGGACACGGTGACGGGTGACTGGCGGCAAGTCATCCGCTGGAGAACAATCCTTGACGCCGATCTGAAGTCGAAAAAGAAGAAAGGATGACACAACAACATAAGCCGGGTGACATCGCGCCTAACGGACAAGTTTTCCTAAAATATGTGAAGGGCGAGGAATGTTGGGGCAGTCACGACGATTTGTTGAAACAGCGAGAAGCATACAGGCAGTGGTATCGTGAGCACCGCGAAGAGGTAATCAAAAACAACGCACTTCATGGCGGGGCCGTGCATAGTTGGCGGGCGATGAAACAGCGGTGCTCAAATCCCAAGCAAAGGGGTTATCGTGGCGTTGGTGCAAAAGGCATCAAAGTCTGCAAGCGTTGGGAGGATTCGTTTGAAAACTTTCTGGCTGACATGGGGCCGCGTCCGACGCCAAAGCACTGCATCAACCGCATAAACTGGAAAAAGCATTACACGCCGAGCAACTGCTATTGGGCGACTAAAAGAGATGTTATCCAGAGCCGTCCGTGTTGCGTCTTGTCGGACTCTGAAATGCCGAAAGTCTTCAAGTTGCTGGAAGCTGGCATGACTCAAACGGAACTAGCGAAGATGTATGGCATCACTCAAGGCGCGGTCAGCCAAGCGATCCGCAGCTTTCGTCGCAGTCTGGCACAAGATTGACATCGAGCCGGCCAAGCGGAAGAAAAAGGTATGAGCGTAGAATACCGAGGAGAGAAGTTTTCCGGCTACAATTCGCCCAAACGTACACCCGGCGGGCGGAAGAAGTCCGCTGTTCTCGCCAAGAAGGGCAGCAAGGTGAAGCTGGTGCGGTTCGGAGATCCCAGCCTATCTATCAAGAAGGACCAGCCAGCACGCAAGAAATCGTACTGCGCCCGCAGCGCCGGCCAGGGCAACACCGGCAACATTTTCTCGGCAAACTACTGGAGTCGGAAAGCCTGGAGCTGCTAACTGGCTGGCCCGTCAGGGGTCGAACCTGAACAAAGCGAGTCAAAGTCGCTTGTGCTGCCATTACACCACGGGCCAAAAGGTGGCCCCGCTCGCCTCGGTTGGTTTTCCCCTATTGCGAGTCGGGGCTGTTGGCAACGCGGCTACCATGTAGCTCCTGCTCGTAAGCTGTCAAGCGGGCAACCACCCCTTCCCGAGTGAGGATGTGGGGCTGCCGCCTAGGGTCACCATGCTCCCATGCTTTAACCGTATTCCGTGCGATTTGGAGCCTGTCGGCCAGCCGTTGCTGGCTTACCCCGTACTTGCGGCGAAAGGCCCGTAAAACGGCAGGAAACGCCTGTTCTGGTGTGTCTGGTGTCATGCTTTGGCCCACCTTATCGCGTTGTAGTTGGGCGGGATGCGGCCGCGCTTGTTCCAGAAGTAGTGGTACCCCTCGTCAATGGCTTCGTAAAGCTCTGTGGGTGAAAGGTCTGGGAGACTCTTGGCGTTCCGTTTTGCCTGCCGGTCGTTCTTGTCCTTACGGGCGACAAGCACTTGCTGCCATTTGTTGCTTGGCCGGTGCTCCAGATTCCAGTTCCGAGGATACCGTTTCTGCTTTTTCAATCGCCCACCTTTGCTAATGTCTCGCGGATTTCGCCACGAAGATATTCGGCCAACTCTTGAGCATTGTTGAACCGCTCGTCGCCATGTTTGAGAAAATTCCGCAGCATCACGTCAAGATCCCATAAGGCGCAAAAAGCATCTGGGCCGTGAAACGACCGCAAAGCCAGTTTGTCCTCGTCGTCGTTGAACTCTAGGGTCGTCCTCATCCGCGTGCCTCCTTCGCCTGCTTGCGCCAGTACCACTCACCCGACGTGCGTGCGGCCAGCCGGCGTTTCAGCTCTGCGATTTGCTCCCGCAGGCTATCCCGCTCGACCTCCAGTTCCGCGTATTTAAGCTGAAGCAGCGTTTGCTCTGCCTCGGCGTTTGCCAGCACTACCTTGTAGCCCCAACGGGCCAGGATCTTGTTTATGGTTTTCATTCGCACGAATAAATTTGATCGGCTCGCTTGAGGCCAACGGGCCACGCCATGCCAGTGGTAAAGCTCTTGTCTTCAAAGATCACTCGATCAGTCGGCTGCACGGTGAAACGACCGTTCATCGTTCGGATGAACATAAACTCTTTCGCCTGCTCCGGTACTTCCGAGAATCCGTCCCCAACGGGAGCCACGGTGAAAAGATATTCCCCCATCACCTCACGGTCGTAGCACTTGGCCCTGCACCGCAGCGACCGCAGGAACGTGTACTCGGTGGCACTCCAGTCGTACCCGTAGCAGTCCCATTGCTGCGCGTGCTCTGGCTGCCATCCGTCCTCCGGGTACCGGTCATGCGCCAGCGCATGGAGCGGCAGCCCTCGGTACACCGCGCCGCTCTCCAGCATCACGTTGCAGCCCCACATCCGCCCTGGGTGTGACACCAACCCAAACCACACGGCGGGGACGAAACCGATGGAGGCTTTGTGCGTGAATGATGAGTCAATCCAAACGTATTGATGCTTGGGCAAACTGCCGATCAGTGTATTCATGGCTTCAAAGTTTCCCATGCGAGCGCAGCCACTGCTGGAACTTGTCCGTTCCCAATGCGCTTAATGCGCTCCACCCCGTGGGCCACGCCATTAAGGCGTCGTAGAAATCAAGGTGCGGGTAAATCGTCCCAGAGATGGCTTCCCCATTTGCCCAGGTTGAGAATTGGGCGTTGCGTTGCTGGAACTTGCTGCCGCTTGACGTGCCTTTGTAGTCCACCATTTGCGGCGTAGGCCAAAATCCAGATTCGTTCTCGCTTGTGAGGTGCTCCGGCGTGGCAAGCTCCCATAACTCCCCACCGAGCATCGTACCCCAGCGCGGAAAGGTCTCCAAGCACTCGTCCGAGTCCTCGAACAGTGAGCATTGGCGAGTTTTCCACGAAAACGTAGCTGGGTCGTACTTCGCCAACGATTCGGGCCATATGTTGCCACATTCCGCTGCGCTCTCCGTCGATTCCTGCCCCTTTTCCAGCAATGGAGATGTCTTGGCATGGGAACCCGCCAGAAACCACGTCAACAACGCCTCGCCATGGCTTGCCGTCAAAGCTCCGCACGTCATCCCAGACGGGAAACGGCTCCAGGATTCCGTCATTCTGTCGGGCCACAAGTACGCTTGCGGCGTAGCCGTCCCATTCGACGGCACAAACGGTGCGCCATCCGAGGAGTTTGCCTCCGAGTATGCCTCCACCAGCGCCTGCGAAAAGAGCCAGCTCATTCATTTGTGTCGTTGAAGTTCAAGGTTGGGCCACAACGTAGCCACGGTTACAAGGCCAAATTGTTTTGGCTGGTATTTTTTCCGGTTAAAACGGGTTTCCGAAATTGGTTTGGCCGTTTTCCCGGAGGCCAAATGGTTTTCGGGGCAGAATTTCCGGGTTAAAAACGAAATCCAAAATTGGAACCCGGAATTTGCCAGCCGTTACGGGATGCCGGTTGGCGGATCGGCAACGGAATCGGCAACGGTTGCCGGTTGGCGCTGCCGGCACCGGCACCGGCTCGCCGGCCGGCCGGGTTGGCTCGACCGGCCACCGGCCACCGGTTGCGGCCAGGGTTGCCAGCCACGGCACCGGCCGCACGGCCACGGGTTGCGGCCATGGCCACCGGACACGGCCGGACACGGCGGACACGGACGGACACGGACACGGCACGCCGGCCACCGTGAAGACGTGGCGAAGCGCCGGCCGGGTTGCGGCCGTTTGTGAACAAAAAAGCCGGCAACCCGTGAGGGAAGCCGGCAAGGGAAAGCGGCCGGCAGTTAAGCGCGGCCGTTGGGTTGGGTTGGATTTACTTCACTCGCACATAGGCGTTTGGCTCGCAAGCCGGCAACGGTGCCGGACAATTTGACGGAATGCGCGAGACGGTGGCACGGGTTCCGATAAGATAGCCGGCCGGAAATTGTTCCAACGCAAGCCACCTGGCGAATCTACGGTTCACGGTTTCCACCCGGACGGTGGCCACGGTTGCACCGTCGCGCACAAAACGGACAAGCCACGGACGGACCTTCGGAATCATTTGTTGCATGGGTTGCGGGTTAATTGGACATGGCCACGGCCGACGCACGGCCGGCTTTCGAGCCGTGCGGGTTAATCCAAACGGACGGAAGCGTCCGGCTTGGTTGCTGGCCGAATGCCGGTGCCGTGGCGCGAAACCGTCCGTCGCAAAGCCGGCATTTTTCGCACGTCATTCCGGCCGCGTCCGAAAGACACTCAACCGTTCCCTCCGGCTTTTCCGGCGAGACGTGGAAAACCCGGAAGCCGGCCGCAATCGCCGCACGGAAGGAATCACGGGTTTCCGTGCTAGCCATGAAAAAGCGCCCATAATCGGCCGCACGCGGGTTTTCCCTCCAATCATGGAAATAACCGGTCCAACCGGCCGACGTGCGCGCAATTGCTTCGACTAATTCCAACGGAAGCAAGGTAGGGTTGCCGTACGCGCCAAACCTTACTTTGCGGTTGCTGAAAACGTGGCGGAAATCAGCCGGTGCAAGGGTTGGATAGTTGCCACGGTGGAACGTATTCCAAACGGCGAGCGGTGCCTGGCCGACGTTCACGTAACAACCCTGGCCACCGGCAAACGGACAACCCCGGCAAATCGTGCGAGCGTCAATGCGCTGCGCCACGGCCGCAACCGGGTTGATGCGTTCCAATAGGAACCAAACTTGGACCATGTCGCCGGTTTTCCGGTTGTCGGTTTCCAAGGTTGCCACGGCCACGAACGGTTCGCCGGCCGCAAACGGACCCTGGCCGACGGTGCCACGGTAAAGGATAAAGCCGGACGGGTTGCCGGCGCTTCTTAGGAACGGGTTGGAGTGCATTTGAACGGGTTGGTTTACGGGTTGGAAACGGGTTGGGTGTGCGTTTTAATACGTTCGCAAGAACGTTTGGAGGGTTTTCCGTTGCCGGCGCTTCGGTTGCGGGTTTTCCGCCCGGAGAATCGCGAGGCATTCCTTCAGCCTTTCAACTTCGGTTTTAGCCGATGCCAACGCGTCACGGTAAACTTGAATAACCGTTTGCGCGTCTTCTAACTGTTTGTGTGTGTCGTTTGTCATATGGGTTGCGGGTTGAATCAGTCAAAAAAGCCGAAGAAGCCGAGCGCCACGACGGCGAGTAGAGAACAAAGCGCCAACCAAACGGCCAGCGCGGCCAGGGTTTCAAGGGTGCGTTTCATGGTTCAAAACCCTAGGTCGATCCAAGCAATGCGGCATTCCTGCTCGGCGTACGGGTAGCCGGACATCATGCGCACGGTTTCCTTAATCAGGGTGATTTCCCAAACGCCGGCCACGTCTGCATTCCAACAAACTTTGCCAACCCAACCCTCGCCGGCTTGCTCGGCCAATTCATCGGCCACCGTTTGCGCCACGTTCCGTTTGTCCGTTTGTGAGTAGTAGTGTTTCATGCACAGCCACCCAACCCGCTTCCCCATTCCCTTACAAGGTAATTGACATCACTGTGGCCACCTATAAGCATTCCTTCCGGTGCTATTAGCTTGCCGGCAACCCGCATTTGCAATTTTACCCCGGCAAATGGATTCTTCCCAACCCGCTCCACTCGGCCAGCCAAGTCCCGGTAAACCCTCACAAACGGCCAACAAACGGCCACGTTGGGCACGGACGGATCGTAAAGCCGGCCGGCCTAGCCGGAAGCAAATTGCCGGTTGGCTAAATTGGTTTAACCGGTTAACCCGTGCCGGTGCCCTGGCCGATGCGGCCGAGTTTCACCGCAAGCACGGTTTGCACCGGTACGGTGCCACCGTGCCAACGGTGCCAACGGCCGACACGGCCACCGGCAACCCGTTGGCCCCTGCCACGCCTACGGCGACCACAGGGGGGGAGGGGGGTCAACAGCGCCACGGGCGGAGTAATTGGGATAAAACCACCCCCGCAGTTCAAAATTCGCAGTGCAGTCCGTTAGCTACGGCCCGTGCTGTGCCGCTGGCAGTGGAAGCTGACCTCACTCGTTTGGCAGCTAAAGCTGCTTACACTCCCACTGTCACTCCCCCTACGGGGGAGTCGGAGGGAGATAGCGAAAAAGTCAACACTATTTGTAATGGGGCTAGTAGATTTGCTTCAATGTGGCCGAAGGTTGGGGAGGGGATTGTGGGGAAGGGGTGTCGGAATCGGCAGTACAATGAGTTGAGGGTGGTGGGGGAGGATGGGCGGGAGCTGTGGACGAAGGTGGGGAATTGGATGTTTCGGAGTGGGTTGATCCGGGGGGAACGGGTGCTGGTGCGGAAGATCTGGGGGAGCGGGGATGACACGGATGCGGAGTATGAAGTGGTGAAACGGCTGGATGTGAATGAACCAGCGGAGGAACGACCTGTGCAGCCGCCACCCGCACCAGAACCGCTGCCCAATGCCGTTCCCGCCGCTATTCCCGAACGGCGAACGCTAGAGGCATACTTCCCTAGGGATGCAGTAACTACGGCTATCCTGCCGCAGTTCCAACGGGAGGAGCCGGACTACCCGCGTAAGCAGGAGTCAGCGGATGACTACATCGCCCGGATCAGGGCGGAGGCGGCCATGTGGGCTAATGGGCAGGGTCGGTAGGCGCCATGCCCGAAGGAATCAAAACGGATGGCAGCCATGGCCGGACGACGTACTCACCGCAAAAGCTCGTCAACGATCTGGCGGTGGCTACGTTGGAGGGACGGGGGCTAGGGCTGAAGAAGCACCCTCGACTCGGGTATGTGACCGAGGAGGACAAACGACTATTTCAACGAATCGTGGGAATCACCGTGGAAGAATTCAACCAAAGACTCATTGGTAAGCTGGACAACCTGGCTGACCGCATCGTGGACCGGATGCTGGATACCGTGGAGGACACTCCACTTAACAGCCTCGGGTTCAACTTGGCCGTGGCGATTGATAAGCGGCAACGGCTGGCCGGGCTGAACGCGACGCAGGGCGCCAACGTGAACATCCAAGTCAACAACTACGGGAGCTTGAGCAAGGAGGAGATCGTGGCACGGTTAAGCGGGAAAGCCCCCGTGCCGACGATTCAGGCCGCCCCTGTGGAGCTGCCCAACCCCAACGACATCGACGTCAGTAAACCCGTGGCGGCGAAACTAGCTGGTTAAGATCGCGCTGACAGCTTTGCAGCTTATTCAGCAGCTCGATTTCACGCTTTCCCGCTTCGCGGAGTTTCTCTGCAACGCGAGTTAAACGGACAACCTCCCGTTCCAGCTCACGGGCAAAGTCCGCCTTCACCCGCTCATGCTGGCTGGTTTGCAGGATCTGCTTTACGGCTTCGTCCGTTCTTGGTGTGTCGGTCATAGTCCGCTTTGAGTTTGTTATACCGCTCCAGTAGTTCGTTGTACTGGTCCAGTAGCCCGAAGAACGCATCAGCCTGACGGCCGGCGTGCCACTTCTGCTCTGGTGTTAGTACCTTCATTGAGGCATTCATCGTTTTTGTCTGTTCTTGAAGTACTGAACTTGGCTGCGGCTGATGCCTAGCTCGGCAGCCACCTCCCGCTCCAGCCGGCCGCGTTCAAAGTACAACTCGCGCACGCGCTTACCCAGCCTCCGCGCCTCTTCCGTATTGGTAAGTCTGCCCACTTTCATGGACACATCCACACGCGATCCCTGTCCGTCCAAAACAGGCCAAACGGCATGTTTACGCACACTTGGTGGCCATCGTACTTGATGACTGTGACGGGCTCCAGATCACCGCATGGGAATTTGATGAAGGTCATTTCTTCTTCGCCGCCTGCGCCTCCAGCATCTGCTGCTTGATGATCGCCAGCTCTTCCTTGCGCCACGGCTCGGACAGCATCTCCAGCAGTTTGGCGCTCTCGATCGGAACCACGACGGACGCTTGGTGGCCCAACACCATCAGCGTATCCATCCAGATGTCGTAGCCCGCCGCCCGTGCCAGGTCGCAGAATCCGTAGTCCTCGGAGATGTAGGCGTTGGGTTCGTCGTAGCGGATTGTCAGTTCGCGCTCAATCCGTGCGCGGAGCACAGAGTCGTTCTTCACCTCGGACAACGCCTGCCAGATCTGCTGCAAGCGATACCCCGGCAGATTCTTCCCGCGTAGCTCCATCGGGAACAGCTCTGGAATCGTCCGTGGCGGCTTGTTGGGGTCCGTCAAAACGGCGACGCGATCAGGATTTTGCGCCGCAATTTTCTTGAACACGGGAACCTTAATCTTGCAGAAACCGATGCTGGCCCGCTCGACCCGCTGCAATCCCGACTCATCGGCCTCCTCGCCCTTGATGGGCTGGACATGCCAATGCGTTTCCAAGGAGCGCGTGGAGTAAACTGCCGTCACGATGTCGCGGTCATGCCCGATCAGCCGCATAAGGGCGCTTCCAGTGACATCCTCGCCATTCCGCATGGCTAGGACGTCCTTGTCCCAGAAGATCAGCTCGTCGAACTTCTGCTCCACGGCATACGCCGCGATCTCGTTGCGTGCGATCTGCACCGCAGGCCCGTCCAGCAGTATCCAATCCAGCTTTACCTCGGGTACATGCGCCGTCGCCATTTGCAGGCTGGTGCGAAAGTACGACTTGGGGATGTCTCCCTTGAGCGGTGTGCCGATTAGGATGCGTTTTTGGGCCATGGGCGGGTAGGAAAACCACAGTTGCAGCGCATGGAACCTCAAACGTGTCCCATGTATCGGTTATTAGAGGACCTAATACCTGATGTATCGGACGTTAAGCGCGTTGTCTGACCGTCAGATGACTGTCAGATAGGCGGCATGATCACAAAACGAGCCGTGGACGAGTGGTTGATCGAGCCGGATGTGGAAGGCGTACGGGAATACGCACGTTTGAGCGTCTACGCCGAGCCGGAAGGGCTGAACATTGACGGCCAGGGGCTGATTCCGTGGTCGCAACTGGAGTCCAGCCGCCTGACCTACGCGATTAAGATGAAAAAGCGCCATGCAGCTCGCTGATCGTTACTACGCAGACGACTTTCGCCCCGATTTTGGCATTCCGTGGATTCCAAACCCACCGGACGCCGAGTTGATGAGCTGGCCGCACGAAAAGCTGGCAAACTACCTCGCGTTTCGGGAGCAGCGGAACAAGGAGGCGTTGGAAAACCCCGTCGGCGCAGGCTGGATTCTCCCCTCATGGCAGACGGTGATGAACAACTGGGGAAAATACACCAACCACATCATACTAGGCGGAAATCGCAGTTCCAAATCGATGATAGCCAGCAGGTTATGCGTGTGGGCCGCTGGTACCATACCCGGCGCCGAGGTCCGCGCCTACCATGTCAACGAGGACCGGAGCATCGAGGACCAGCAGCGCATGGTCTGGGATGCTTTACCGCAAGGCATCCGTAACTTACCTACCAAGAAAGGGTTGAACCACAGTGTCCAGTATTCCCAGAAGAACGGTTTTACTGACAACATTTGTATCCTGCCTCCTGTTAATGGTTTCCGTCGTGGTGGCAGTATTAAGTTTAGTAACTACCGCAGTTACCAAGCTGATGCACAAGTAGCGGAGGGCTACCGCGCCCACTTGATCTGGTGCGACGAGGAGTGTCCCCAGAAGATGTTTGAAACGCTCCAGTACCGGACGACCGACTTCCATGGACGCATCATCCTCACGTTTACTACTCTCACAGGCTGGACACCTCTGGTACAGGACATCCTCGGGAAGACTCGTACCATTGAAAAGCGATTTGCCCCGCTGGTGGGTCGAGAGCTACCAGTCGTCCAAGAGTCCCTTTCCCGACCGGGAACTGTTATCTACTATTTCTGGACTGAAGACAACACGTTCATCGACACCTCCGACTTCCGAAACAAGTTGCTCGGGCGCTCCAAGGATGAAGTGTTGGCCCGTGCATATGGCGTACCTACCAAAAGCATCACTAGCGTCTTTCCTGGCTTCAATAAGGACGTTAATGTCATACCTCACGAAAAGATGCCGTGGACAAACAACGTGGACTACAACGTCACACGTTTCATGGCGCTGGACCCTGCGGGCTCCAAAAACTGGTTCATGCTCTGGGTCGCCATCGACGCCGCCGGAACATGGTGGGTCTACCGGGAGTGGCCCGACTACGACGACTGGGCATTGCCCGGAACCGGCCCCGAAGGCAAAGCCGGCCCCGCGCAGAAGGGCAGCAAAAAAGGCATCATCGACTACGTTGAACTTATCAAGCACTGCGAGCAGGGCGAAACCATTTTCGAGAGGTTCATTGACCCGCGTCTCGGTGCAGCGGAAAAGCAGTCAGCCGAAGGCGCCACCACCATCATAAGCGAGCTGGACTCGGCCGGAATGGTCTTTCACCCGGCGCCCGGCGTGGAGATCGAGAACGGCCTCCAGTTGATCAATGGCCTCCTATCCTACGATGAGAAGCGGCCCCTGTCCGCTCTGAACGCCCCCAAGCTGTACATCAGCGACCGCTGCCAGAACTTGATCTACGCCTTGCAGGAGTACACGGCCAAGGGCGGCAAGGACGAGGCGACCAAGGACCCGATTGACTGCCTGCGCTACCTCTGCGTGTCCAACTGTAGCTTTGTGGACCCGCACGCCGCCGAACAGGTGGACGACCGCACATGGAGCTATTGATTGCTTGCCACCTTTGTTATTGCGCCCATTAGGTGCGCTTATCAAAGCCCATGAGTTCCATTGACGGCAACGCCACCTCCGTTCCCCCTGATCCCGGTCTGCAACTAGCTCCGCCCGAGAACAAGGGGCCGGACTTTAACCTTCTCAAGAAGGCGTTTGAGGACTGCGTGCGCGACAACCAGCCGTTCATCGACCAGTGCCGCCTCAACTACGAGACACGTTACGCGATCTGGAACGGGCAGTCCGCTGACGGCAAGAAGCACGCCCGCGAGGGCAGCAAGGTCAGCCCGACGCCGTGGGATGGTGCGAGTGACCTCCGCGTTTTCCTTGTCGATAATATCATCAACAAGAAGGTCGCCATGGAGTGCATGGCGTTCAAGCGGGCCAACCTGACCGCTGTGCCGGTGGGTGCCGAGGACGGGGCGCGTAGCCAGTTGGTAAGCAACTTCATGCGTTGGCTGATCCAGACGCAGATTCCCGAGGTTGAGCGCGAGGTCGAGATGTGCGCCAACTACATGAACGAGAAGGGCGTCGCGGTCATGGGTCAGTTTTGGGAGAAGCGTCGAGAGAAAGTTCTGGTCAACGTCCGCGTGCAGGACTTGCAGCAGCAGTTCCCGAACATCGACATCGTGGCGCTGATCGAGGACAAGAGCGCAGCTGATGATCTGAAGGCCATATTCCAAGAGCAGTACGGCGCGTCGAAGGACAAGGCCGCCCGTATGCTGCGTGAACTGCGTGACACGGGCGAGACCACGGTGCCGATGGACGGCCCCGAGCGTTCGTACCCGGTCGTCCGTGCGTTCAATCTGGACGAGCACGTTTTCATCCCGTCGTTCTCCACGGATCTGGAGCGGGCGCCCGGCATCTACCGCGTCGAGTACTTCACCGCCGAGCAACTGCGGGCGATGGTCAACACGGACGGCTGGGACGAGGAATGGGTGGAAGCCGCGATCCAAAAGGTGCGCGGCAAGCTGATCAGCATGTCTCCCAGCGAGTACATGCAGCCGATCTCCCGCTCGTTCGTGTACACCCAGCAGCGGTTCACGGATCGCATCGGCGTGGTGTACGCTTACCAGCGTCTGTCCGACGAGGACGGCACGCCGGGCATCTACTGCACGGTGTTCAACCCGATGCTGCCGCCCGACCAGAACCACGATGGTTGCGCGAAGACCGGCCTACTCGGTTACGCTCACGGCGAGTATCCGTTCGTGCTGTATCGCCGCGAGTACTTGAGCCGCAAGCTCCATGACTCCCGTGGCCTGCCCGAGCCGGGCAAGCCGTGGCAGGACCAGATCAAGGCGCACAAGGACTCACGCATCGACGCCGCCTCCCTCGGCATCCTTCCGCCCATCTGCTACCCGCAAGGCCGCCCGCCGGGTCGTTGGGGTCCAGGTGCGATGATCTCGGAGCGTCGTCCGAACGAGTACCACTACGCCGACCGTCCGATACCGGACATGAATACGGACAAGTCGGAGTCGCTACTGGAGACTTCGTTCAAGGAGTACAACGGCTTTGCCAGCCGCGACGGCGATCCCGCCATCGACCCGATCTACAACCAGTTTGAGGTCGATAAGTTCCTCGGCTGCCTCGCCAAGAGTTTCCGCCAAGTGTGGAAGCTCTACAAGCAATATGGCATGGACCAAGTGACGTTCCGCGTCATGGGCGTCAAAGACCCGAACTTCCAGCTTTTCAACAAGGGCGACGTCAACGAGGAGTTCGACTTCTACCTCGCGTGGGATGTGCAGTCGCCGGACTTCAAGCGCATGAGCGAGAAGTGGACGGCGATCATCCAAGCCGCGCAGTCCCTTGACCGCGAAGGCGTCATCGACTGGTCCGCGCTTTGCACCGCGTTTGTGTCCACCATCGACCCGAACATCGCCGAGCGCATCATCCGTCCCGCGCAGCAAGGCCAGCAGCAGATCGTGCAGGATGAGCAGCAGGATCTGGCGCAGATCTTCGCGGGCATCCCGAAGAACATCAAACCCGGCACCCCGCCGCAGATCGGCCTCCAAGTCATTCAACAGTACCTCCAGCAGCCCGATGTTCAGCAGAGGTTTCAGCAGGATCAGCCGTTCCGCGAACGTCTGGAGGCGAGAGCCAAGCAGTACCAGTTCCAGCTCCAGCAGCAGCAGAACGCCGTCATCGGCCGACTGGGAGCGCAGATGCCCGGGCCGATGCCCGCCACCACTAGCACATGAAGAAACGCCGCGACCCGCACCTGACGTCAGCCGAGAAGTTTGGCCGGCTGCGTCAGGCCATGTTCCGTCTCGTTGGGAATGATGGCTTCCAAGATTTCATCGAGGAGCTGCGGGAGATGCAGCATTCGACGATGATCGACCTCTGCGCCGATGCCGTGGTGAAGGATGAGCGGTTGACGCTCGCCGCCACGGGTGAACTGCGGGCCTACTCGCAGATCATCGGGCTGTACGATGACTTCGTGCAGCAGCAGATGCAGCAGGCGGAAATCGACGCCGAGCAGCGGGCGGGATAAGAATTGTTACTGCGGTTAGTAGCGCAGTTAATAATTCCTGTTGACATACGGGTGTGGCGTTCGCACCCGTAGCGTCACTTGGCACCCGCCAGGTAGTTCTTGGGACTCAAACCCATGCCCAAAGTTCTTGGGACTTAAACCCATGCCTAACGAAACTGTTGAAACGGCTCCTTCACAGCCGGCTGATGTGGCTCCCGCCACGGAGGCGAAAAATGATGCCCCTAGGAAGAGCAACTTGAGTGTCGCGCAAGCCGCGCAACGTCTCCTTAACATGGAGGCGGAAAACGCGAAGGCCCAACGACAGGCTGAACAAGCTGCTCCGGCGAGGGACCAAACGCCAAACGATTCAGCCAACCCAGATGAGGCTACCGCCGAGTCTGCCGAGCCGAGCCAGCAGGTGGAAACACCCGAGGGTGAGGCCGACGTTCCTTCTCAAGACGATTCAACCGAAGACAAAGCTGAAAAGAAGATCGAGAAGCGCATCGGCAAGGAGATTGCCAAGCGCAGAGCTTTGGAAGCCCAAGTAGCGGAATTGCAGGCGCAGTTGACCCAAAAGGCCAGCCAACCCGAGCAAGCCGCCCAACCTGCACCCGCCCAGCCGTTGCCCAGCAACGTGCCGTTGGCGCAGATTGAGGACTTCCAGTCGCTCCAGACCTTGAGAGATCAAGCGAAGGAGGCGAAACGCTTTGCCCAAGAGCAACTTGACCGGGATGACTTCGAACCTGTCCGCGTGGGTGATACCGTGCTGGGCAAGGCCGAACTCAAGGCGATCCTCCGCAACGCGGAAAAGACCCTTGATGATGACATCCCAGCCAGAGCGCAGTTCCTGACGCAGAAGGGTGAGGCGCAGAAGTTGGCCCATCAGATGTTCCCATATCTGAAGGACAAGCAAGCGCCCGAGTACGTCCTCGCCCAGCAGGCATTGTCACAGATGCCGTGGATGCGGAACCTCCCTAATGCCGACTGGATCATTGGTGTCCAAATCGAGGGGCTAAAAGCCCTAGAGGCGAAGCAGAAGGCGAAACCAGAGTCCAAGCCCAAGCCCGCCATGAGCACCAAACCACCTGCCGGTCAGGCAGTCGTATCTTCAGCCGGTGGCGATGTCCGCACCCCGAGTGCGGCCAAGACCGCCAACCAGCTAGAAGCCCTTCGGATGCAGTTGTCCAAGAAAGGCGGCGTCACGGCAAACGAGGCAGCAGCGTTCCTTCTGGCCCGAGAAAAAGCTAAACTCAACCGATAACCTTCGTTAGTCATGGCCCTATCAACCACTTACAATGTTGCGGGAGATCGTGAAGACCTCACGGACTTCCTTACCATCCTCGCCCCCGAGGATACTCCGAAGATCTCGACCTTCGCCAAAACCAAGCGCATGACGAATGCGTATCAGGAGTGGCAGGTTGACACCTTGAGCCCCGTCTCGTTTGGCGGCGTGCTCGAAGGTCAGGACGTCCTGGCCTTCTCCAACCAAGCCGTTAATCGCGCTCGTCTGGGCAACTACGTCCAGCAGTTCCGCGAGCAATGGATGGTTTCCCGTCTTCAAGAGGCTTCTGACGTCGCTGGCGTGTCCAGCGAGGTTGCGAACGCCAAGATGAAGGCGATGCGCGAAATCAAGCGCGACATCGAAGCCTGCATCGGCTCCGACAATGATCGCCAGCAGGAAGCCCCGCCGGCTCCCTACAAGCTGCGTGCCCTCGGCAAGTGGATCAGCGCGACGCCCGGCTCGGACGTTCCCGCTGCTTTCCGCACCCCCGCTGGCAACATCAACACGGACCCCACCAGCACCCTGTCGGAGTCCGGTTTCAACGACGTCTTCCAGTCGATCTTCCAACAGGTCGGCGGCCGTCGTTCCTACACCCTGTTCGCTGGTCCGTCGCTCAAGCGGGCGATCTCCAAGTTCCAGCGTTCCGAGGGTTCGTCCGGCACCACGAAGACCTATCAGGTCACGCAGGATGCCTCCGAGCACCAGATCGACCTGGACGTCACGATGTACGTCGGTGACTTCCACACTGTGACCATCGTGCCCGACCTGTTCAACGGCATCCTCGATTCCGCTGACCCGTCGTCCACGACCAACCAGCAGAAGGCCCGTGGCTACGTCATCGATCCCGAGCTGGTCGGTATCGGCTACATGCTCGGCATCGAGTCGAACGAGCTGCCTGACCTCGGCGGCGGTCGCCGTGGCTTCATCCTCGCGGCCCTCACCCTGATGGTGAAGAACCCGCTCGGTCTCGGCAAGTTTGCTGGATCGTCCTGATAACCAGCCAACAATAAACTAGGAGACTACTACCATGGCTGATTTCCCTGTCACAATCGCCCGCAACCGTACCTCGGAGCTGTCGCTCCAAGAGCAGGCTCGCGGCTTCTCCAACAAGTTCACCGTCAAGGCGGCTGACATCGCGGTTGCCACCGCGACCGGCTCTACCGACACGGTGACCCTGACGCTCGGATCCCTTCCGGCGAAGTACGTCCTCAACAACGCTCTGGTGAACATCACCACGGCGTTCACGGGTACGACTGCGCTGACGATCCAAGTTGGCACCACGACCACGACCAACAACCTCGTCACCGCGCAATCGGTGCTGACGGCTGGTGTGCTGGCCGGCGTTCCGACGACCGCCACGATCCGCACCGCTACCGCGACTGCGAACCTCGTTGCCGTCTTCACGAACGCCACGGGTGGCAGCCCGTCCGCCCTCACGGCGGGTGAGCTGGACATCTACCTCAACATCGTCGATCTCTCCGATCCGACGAAGCTCGGATAACCGAGAGTAACACCGGGGGCATCCCGTAAGGGCTCTGCCCCCTCCCTCTTTTATGGTGAGCGATAGCGGCATCGTAACGCAGGTTCCCAAGGAGTTTGTCCGCAAGTGGTGGGGTGAGATCGTGAACGGTCTCCCAGACGAGAAGGCCAAGGTCCATGAGGACCAGGCGCGTCTGGCCGCCAAGATGCGCGAACAAGGTTCCGTCCGCATGGACGGCTTGGGACAGATGGCCGCCCGCATCAACAGTCGCTTGTTCTTCCGGCTACAGGCGCAGCATGGCAACAATGTCCATGAGTGGATGCCGGAGTATTTGAAGGACAACCCGCATCTCTGCGCGGTTGGCTACCGCCCGAAGGTTAACCCCGCCCGCCACGGCCTGACCGGAGGCTGGATGGGTAAGCAAAAGGACGCTTGAGGACTACTCCGTACAGTAAGGCGTTGGCCCAGCTTTGCGGCCTGATTGGCGTGCCGACCAGTCGCCTGACGACGGAGACTGCGGATAGCCTCAACACGCTGTTTAACGCGAATGTACGGCAGGTCTGGGGCGCTGGTAACTGGCCTGACCTGTCGATCTGGGGTGAGGCGCGGTTTGCGGGTAACCTGCTGACCTACGCGAACGACGTAGCCCAAACGACCTACTGGACGGCGACGAATGTCACGGTTACGGCCAATTCGATCAACAATCCGGCCGATAACCGGGTCACGGCCAGCAAACTGCTGGAAACGGTCACAAACGGCCAGCACAAGGTAGCCCAGAGCGTTACCGGCTTCCCCAGCACGGACTACCAAGCGTCGGTGTACGCCCGCCCGAACGGCCGCGAGTACATCCAGTTGGTGGTCAATGACGGCACGACGAGCTTCAGCGCGTTCTTCAACGTGCAGGCTGGAACGATTGGCACGCAGGCCAACGTGACGTCCGCCAACATCCAGCAATGCCCGAACGGGTTCTTCCTCTGCACGATCACGTTTACCAGCGGCGCCGCCTGCACCAGCCTTGCCTACTCCGTGGGCATTTCGACGGATGGCAGCACGGTTTCCTACGCGGGCGACATCACCAAGGGTGTGTACCTTTGGGGCAACCTGATGGTGCAGCAGACGAATGTCAGTCCCAACCAGTTCATCGTCCCATACGATCAGACTGGCGAGAAGGTGATTGATGTCCTTTTCCAAGCGTGGATCGACAATCCCGCGATGGTGACCTACCCGCGTCCCCAAGGCTTCGTGGTGACTACGGAGGGGTTCCAGATGATTTCCACGGCTGGTGGCTTCATGGGGACGAATGGCTACGTCTCGTACAACACCAATCCTGCCAACCCGGTCTACCTGTTCTACCGCCGTGCTCCTTACAACTACAGCGGTGACACGTTCAGCGCGACGGCCACCTACGTTGCCGGTCAGTACATCTACTACACCCGGACCACGGGGCCGCTGGTAGGGACGTCCGACTACTGGAAGTGTTTGAGCGCCACCACGGCTGGGCAAGACCCCGAGGACACCCCGTCCAAGTGGGAGTTGCAGGAGTTGCCCGAGGCGCTGTCCGGTATCTTGGTCTGGCAGACCTTCGGGGACTGGCTGACGCAGGACGGACAGATGGACAAAGCCGCTTCCGCCTACCAGACTGCGGAACTGAAGAAGATGAACGAATGGGACCGCATCGAACGTCAGATGCCAGACAACTTCCAAGTGCAAGTGAGTACGCACGTTACGAGTCAGAATAGATCCTGGTAACCTTTTAACCGCCATGGCCTTCAACCTCAATAACCTGTTTCCGAAACCGGCCCGCTATCAGAGCGCGGCTGTAGCCGATCAACGCCTGACCGTGGACGCTACGGCTGGTGGCGTCCAGTTCTCCGCCTTCAACGACATCACCAACATGATCGTCCTTGATGTGCAGGACGCCGATGTGATGTGTACGTTCGACGGCTCGGCCCCGACCAGCACGAACGGTCACCGGCTTTACAGCGGTTCGCATTACACTTGGAGCACAGCCACGGCTGCGGCGGCCAAGTTTATCCGCCAAGGCAGCACCAGCGCCGCCATCCAAGCCAGCGAGTTCCAACTGTGACCCCTGGCACGTTCGCCTCTTTCGTTGACATGCTCGGTCGCAGGTTTGCGACTGGGCTCAACGATACCGTCATCTACGACTCCAATGAGCCGGTGCAGCCCGATGGCTACTTGGTGACGGATACAGGCGACCGCTTCCAAACGTCCGCTGGTGACCTGATCGTGTACGTCCAAACTCCCTAACGCCCTACTTCCATGGCTGACATCAGAATCAAAGACCTAGCCACGACAGCCGCGAGCACGGCGTCGGATGACTTCGTAGCCGTTGACGGCAGCGCCAACGGCACGCGCAAGTTGAACGCCTACAGCCCCACGTTTGGCGGCAACCTGACGGTGAGCGGGACGGGCAACAGTAGCGTCGCCGGGAATCTAGGCATTGGCGAAACGTCACCCGTCGTCCCTCTGCACGTTAAAACGACCGGGACTGGAACCGGAGACTTTGACAACGCGATTGCCACGTTTCGTTCAACGGCTGCGGGGCGAACCATCACGCTCCAATTCTCGGACACTACGAATCAGTCCTACATCTCCAGCAAGAGCGGTGCGCTTAACTTTGGCGTCGGAGGAGCTACGCTTGGGATGTCACTATCTTCAGCCGGCAACCTCACCGTCAGCGGGACGGGGACGAGCAGCGTGGCTGGAAATTTCGGCATCGGCACAACTTCGCCGGGAGGTAAACTAGATGTCCAATCAGCCAGCGCCGCTGGAAACACGGTTTTATTTAGGGGAGGCAGCTACACTAACATCGCATTTGCAACAGGCGTTCGTTTTGTAGCTCCGGCAAGCACGTTAAATTCGAATCGTCAGTTTAGGTTCACGAGCGGAGATTCTTCACTTACAATTCAAGGGATTGATGGCTCCGGAGGTGATGCGGGTGATACAACCTTGCTGCTCCAGCCATCCGGCGGCAACCTCCTCATCGGCACGACCACCGACTCCGCCAACGGCAAGCTCCAACTCGCCACCCACACGACGAGCGCGGGAGGCATTGGGTTTGGGACGGATACGAGCTTGTATCGCAGCCAGACTGGGATGCTTGCGCTGGATGGGCTTACTGGCAGCTTGTCGCAACTAGATTTGCGTGTTGGTGGAGTCCAAAAGGCATTCGTAGCGTGGAATGGTGGAGACTTCTATTTAGGCGCAGTAGTTGGGACGACTGTCATCAAGTCATCTAACACCACCGCCCTGACGCTCGACAGCAGCCAAGTGGCAAAATTCGCAAGCAGCGTTGCCGTTAATGGGACTACGACCTCGCAAGCTCTCCACGTCAACGTGGACGTTTATGGGAACAGCAAATCGGGCGGAATGCGTATTGGTAACAGCGGAAACAACTACTACTCCGACCTGTTAATCACGACTGACGGAAGCGCCAATCCGACGCTTAAGCAATCGTTTGCCACGCATACGCTTTCCGAGTATGGATACGCAGGGGCTGGTAATTCGTGGAAGTGGTACACGAACAACACGCTGGCCCTGACGCTCGACAGCAGCCAGCGTTGCATCCTAGCGGGTGCGCTTCGTCTAAATAACGCTTACGTTTCGGGGGCTCCGACGGCCACGGGATACGTTACGCTGCAAGACTCGGCCGGGAATACTTACAAGGTGCTGGTCGGGACTTAACGGGCTTCGTCAGCGCATCCTCATACGACCAACCAAGATTGTGAATTCGGTTAGAAACAGTATCGCGGTTAATTCCACGGCGTCGGCACCAGTTGGCAATGGTGTCAGCCTCGCCGTTAAGCGTGACCTTGCGGATTCCGGTCTTGTTGTTGTTCTGCTCAACCCACGTCGCCCACTTGCAGTTGTTCGGCTCGTAATGGCCTTCGCCGTTGATTCGCTCAATCGTGTGCTTAGGCGTAGGACGCGGACCCATGTCCTCCATAAAGGCGGCAAACGAGTTGAACCAGCGGTCGCAGACATCAATGCCTCGCTGCCCGTAACGAGGATGGGGACGGATACGGCAACGCTCGCGCATGGATCGCCAGATGTTGTATTCCTGTCTTTTGCTCATTCCGTGCGTTTTAAGGCGTGCCGCAGCCTTATCGCGCTGAAGGCATCCGCAGCTTTTGGTATTGCCGTTATTGAGCTTGTCGGTGGGTACGTTGCGCGTCTGGCCACACTCGCATCGGCAAACCCACTCGCTAACATGGCGGCGTGGATTCGTCGCTCGTTCGATGGCCGTAAGACGACCAAACTTCACTCCAGTCAGATCAACCTTAGGTGGCATACTCAAACAGTCTAGCGTGACCCTTAACTTGTCAATCTACTAATGCAAACCAACATTGTCCCCGTCGCCGTCTATCCCAGCACGGCCAACGTTCTTCTGATCCGTTCGATCACGCTTGGCCCGCCGCCCGCCTACTACTACGAGTTGCAAAACGTCGTCGTGGTGCCTCCCGTCGCCGAGCAACTCGACCCGACCACCGGCGCGGTGATTGTCGCGGCTCAAGACGAGCAGACCATCGTCACGGTGCTGAAGAATGGCAACGTGAACATGACCGAGGAGCAATGGGACAATTGGGCGGCTGGCCCGATCACCGAGGACGAGCCGTATCAGCTCGACTGCATTAGCACCAATCTGGGTCTGACCCGCGCCTCATGAGCAAGCCCAAGGAACTCATCAAAGCCGAGATCGTCAGCCAGCTCCAGCAGCAGTCCATGGCTGTCTTGGTGGACACGCTCACCGAGGCCCATGCCAAGATTGCGGAGCTGGAGCAAAAGCTGGCTGAACTGAAGAAGGACGCCTAAACAGGCGCTCCCTCGGCTGGTGGGGATGCGATGAACCGTTACCGCTCATACGGGGAGCTTGATGACCAGCCGAAAACGGTTGGGGACGGATCGTTCATCGGCGTGGACGAGTACAACGCCGGGGAGAACATCCAGCCCGGCAACGTCCAGAAGGCCGTAAACCACGACTTCACCTCGCAGGATGCCAATACGCGGGGTGGGTTCGTCTGCTATCCCGAGCTTGGTACGGTGCCATTCGGCCAGGCATGGACGTACAATGCTGTTGGCGCTGCTCCTGACTTCAGAGACGTAAGCTACGGGGCTGGCGTGTTTGTGGCGGTGGGCAACGGAGGTGCCATTTACAGCAGTCCAGACGCCGTAACGTGGACCGCTCGCACCCCGCCAAACACTCCAAATTACAGCGACATTGCTTACGCTAATGGGCGATTTGTTGTGGTTGGTGGCACGACAGGCAGCGGAACGCAGCCTGTGGCCTATTCGGATGATGGCATTACTTGGACCCTGCCTGCCACGCCTTTTACGGTTACTCGCACTGGCATTGCCTACGGTAATGGTATTTGGGTAGCGGTTGGAACAAATGCGGTTTCCATCAGCAATGATAATGGCGTAAATTGGACAACTACCACAGGAATTAGTGCTCTAGGACCGGCATCTGGTGTTAGTTTTGGCAACGGCCTGTTCTGCGCTGTGGCTCTTGCTGGAGGGATAATCACTTCCACGGATGGGCTTACTTGGACATCCGTCTCGATCACAAATTCGGGAGTCTTGCTTGATGTCGCTTTTGGAAATCAGAAGTTTGTTACGATTGACACGGCTGGTCGCGTTTTCATTTCCAACGATGGCGCGACTTGGACGCAGACGCGCACTTCCGATGGTGACAGTTGGCGTACTATCACCTACGGCAATGGATTCTTTGTGGCGTTTGCCACTTTGAGTGGTGGCGACAATGTGATCTACTCCATCGACGCCACCAACTGGATCAAGTCGAGCGGCGTTCCGAACTACGATTGGTACGGCAGCACTTTCGGAGATAACAAGTTTGTGGCCGTTGGAGAAAACGGGGCCACGATGTTTTCCGACAACGTCTCCACCTCCATCTTTGCCTCCGGCATCTACTCGGACCCCAACAACGTCGGGGAAACGTGGATAATGATGCTGGCGTACGACGAGGTTGGCTTCTTCGCCAACGGTCGTACCAAGAAGACAATCAGCTTGGGAAGCTACACGGTCACTGAACAGTCCACGATTGTTCAAGCCAACAACTACGTCTACATCTTCCGGGGGCCGGACCAAACCCCGCTGTACTGGGACGGCAACTGGAACGGGACGTTCGCCCTTGTCCCCGATACCAACCTTCCTGACTCATTTGAGTCGATTCCGAACAGCAACCAAGCCACCTACTACCAGAACCGGCTTTGGGTCGTAAAAGGCAAGGACGGGCTGGCTGCGTCGGACGTGCTGGAGTTCACGGACTACGATCCGCTTGCTAACGAGTTTAACCTCAATACGGGTAACTCGGACTACATCGTAGCCACCTATCCCTTCGGCCAGAACAGCCTAGTCGCCTTCAAGAACAAGTCCATCCTCCTGCTCCAGAACGTGGAGGGCAGCTTGTCCGACGTAACGGTCACGGAGATCACCCGCCAAGTGGGTGTAGTAGGCATTAACGGGGTTACGTCAATCGGCCCGGACTTGGCCTACGTCAGCAACCGGAACATCAACCTGCTGACGCTGACGTCCACCAACAACGCTCTCCAGCACAAGATCCTGCCCCTTTCCACCCGCATCCGTAAGATCATGGATCGGGTCAACTGGGAGGTGGGCTACAAGATCAGCTTGGGCTATTGGAACAACAAGCTGTACGTCGCCCTCCCGCTGGACAACAGCTTGGTCTGCAATGCCGTGGTGGTCTACAACTTCACCACGGAGAACTGGTACGGCGAGTGGGCGTTCGCGGACACGCTCAACATGTGCATCCAAGGTTGGCAGGTAGTGAACTACTTGGGGCTGCAACGGATGCACGCCATCACGGAGGACGGGCGGATCTTCGTCACGGATGAGGGGCAGAACGACATCAGCGGGGCCACGGTAGCCGAGATCAGCACCCAGCTTGTCACCCGTGCCTACGACACGGACAACCTAAACCACTTCCAGCGGCGGATCTACCTGGATGTGGCTACCAACCGCCCCAAGTTCTCGGCTGCCGCCTTCACGGAAGGGGCGAGCGAGGAGAGCACGCTCTTGACGGACCAGACGTACAGCCGGTCGGAGACGTGGAAATTTGCGGATTCCGCTTACGACCTGACCAACGCCAACGACGACTATAATCGGGCGTACCGGAAAGATTACTCGGTTGGAACCTTGCCAAATCTTGGTCAAACGCCGGGACTTCCTTCAGATGGGCTGCAATGCGGCACCGGCTTTGAGCCCGAGATGGTGCAGGAGTTCCGCCTTCCGCTTATTACCCGCCGTCAGGGCCGGTTGAGCTGGATTGAAGTGACGAACACCCAAGGCTTTATCAGCGTCATGTCGCTCGGCTACGAGACCCGAGCCGGTCAGCGAGCCAACCTTGTCCAAGTCTAACCATGTACAACTTTAAGATGCCGTCCAAGCTGGCGCAACGGGGCCAGCCCTTGCCGGAGATGCCCGAGGGGATCGGTATGCCCATGCCCGAGATGCCGTCCATGCAGCCCGACCAAGCCCAAGGCATCCAGTCGCTCATGGCGAACTACGCCCAGCCCCAGCCTGCCCAGCAGGCGTCATCCCTTGGGTTTTACGGGGCGATGCCGCCCGCCATGCCCTCTGGCTTCGGTATGCCGTCCCAAAGGCCGCAAATGGGCCAGAACGGCGGGATGGGCATGGGCAGTGGTCCGTCCATCATGGGTCCGTCCTTCTTCACCCTTTAACCTAACCCGCCATGGTTCTTGAGGCCCCCATCGTGACTAGTGTCACCAAGCTCAATGCGATGAAAACACATTGCTTGAGGGGCCATGAGTTCACGGAGGAAAACACGTTTGTGTTTAGGGGCCACCGCCAATGCAGAGCGTGTAAACGTTTAAGTAAAAAAAATCGACGCGCACGCGGCGGAATAGGCGTTAAACTTGAGGATCGTAAAGCTAGTTTGTGGCGTAATTACAAACTACGTCTTGACGACGTTCAGGCCATGGAGCGCAAACAAAACTATGTTTGTGCGATTTGTTCCAAGCCGCCACAACGTAGGTCTCTGGACGTAGACCACGATCATGCTACGGGTGCGATTCGTGGTTTGCTTTGCGAGCATTGCAACAAAGGACTAGGCCATTTTTACGACAATCCTGACCTGCTGATTTTGGCCTCCAACTATCTCAAACAATTTAAATCCATTTAGTTATGCCAACTGTGAGTCCAGGGTACACTTTCACCGGCACAAACGACCCGATCACCTACACCAAGCTGAACCTGTTGGGTCAGCCGACGGTGGCGGCGGTGGGGCCGAATGACGTTACGACCAGCACTATCGCCAATCTGGCGGTTACGACGGCCAAGATCGCCGACGACGCTGTGACCACGGCAAAGATTGCCGATGATGCGGTGACGACGGACCAGATCGCTTCAGGGAACACCTACGATGCGGTTACTATCACCAACGGTGCTACGGTATCTACCGGTGGGGTGACGGTGACGGCAGGCGGAATCACGTTAGGCGCTGGCACGCCTATCAACATGGCTGCCACTACGGAAACGCCATACTCCGGTGCTATGTCGCTTACCTTTAGCGCGACCAAAGGGAACACGCGCTTGATCACCGCTACAGGCAGCACGGCATCAACGATTACGCCAGCTACGATACCAGCGGCTGGTTATGTGCTCATCATCCGCTTCAACGCTGGATCAACCGGTGGCAACGTCATCACGTTTGGCAGTGGCTTCAAAACGCTGACCGCCACTCCGACGCTTACGCTCGCCACAGCCAACAAGTACTACTCCATCATGTTCGTGTCAGACGGCACGGACTTGGTTGAGATCAGCCGCACTGCCTCCGTAGGATAATGGCTACGATCTTTGAGAGTCTGACCGACGCCCAGATTGAGGCGATGTTGGCCGAGCTGGAGGCCCAGCAGGCGGCTGAAGCCATTCTGGCTGGTCAGGCTCCAGAGGCAGCGTTCCCAGAGACGGCGGCGCCAGAGGTTGCAGTTGGCGATAACATCTTCTTGCCACCCGCAGTAGCAACAGCACCAGAAGTCGCAGTAGTCCCGGAAACAATCATCGCTCCAGAGGTGCTCGCGGTGGAAGCTGATACTGGCACCACAGGTGGACAAGTCGCCACCGACCTTGGTCAGATCCCGACAAATCGTGATGTAAACGTCATTGGTGCAGATGGCGGGTTGTTCACGGGTGGCCTAGCCAAGCCGGGGCCTGGTGATGTTCTCCGTGATCCTCTCGTTGTTACTACCGGAACGACTGGCACCCAGCCCGGCATCGAACAGCCCGGCGTCACTTACCCTGGCAGCGGCCAACCTATATTTGCTGGTGGAGGAGCTGGGACGCTCG